AGGGCCGTTAGCTCAGTTGGTAGAGCAGTTGACTCTTAATCAATAGGTCCAAGGTTCGAATCCTTGACGGCCCACCAATTAAAACAGCCACTTAGCGCAAGCCAAGTGGCTGTTTTTCTATGCACCGGGAAAATTGCCGGGAAAATTAGGCCGGCAGCAACACGCTACCGGCGCCGTGTCGGCGGCGGAACCAGCGGCAGGTCGTGGGCATAACGGTTGGTCATTTCGGGGGTGGCGTGGCCCGCCGCGTCCTGCTTGTCGGCTCTGTTGCCCGCGGTGTCGGTGATGCCGCGGTGCTTAAGGCCGTGGAGTCCGAAGCGCTGCTCCGACGTGATGATCTCCTCGCGGATCGCCATGGCCATCAGGCGCTGCCAGGCGCTGTCCAAGGCCGACTTGGTCAAGGGGGTGCCGGACTGGCTCACCAGCAGCCGACGGCGCTCAGGCTTGAGCGGGACCGGGATCTTGTGGGCGTCGGTGACTTGGCCGCGGTAGGTGGCCAGCCATGCCCAGGTGGCGCGCAACTCGTCGTTCCAGAGCGTGACGTTATCGCGTGAGCCTTTCCGCCTCTCGCTGCGCACACCTGCCTTTTCGGCGTGGGCGTCCGTCAGGTCAGTCACTTCAATCCCGCGCAGGCGCAGGTTGTAGGCCAGCGTCATCACCGCTGGCAGGTAGGGCGGGACGCTACCGCGCGTGTGGGCGGTACGCTGACCACGCTCCTCGGCGAAGGCGTGCACCACCGCGAACACTTCAGGCTCAGGCATGCGGTGATCTCCCTTTTCCTTCACCGAGCGCACCCCCTTCGCCGGGTTCTTTTCGCACAGGCCGTGGCGGATGCCCCAGCCGAATGTGCGTCGCAGGTAGCGCAGGACGTGGTTTGCCTTGCTGGGCCGAGGCTCAATCGCCGGCTGCAGCTTCGTGGCTGCGCGGCCGGCCGCCAGCGTCTCCACCAGCCGCTGTACGAGCGGGACGTTCATCCGCGATATCTGCACCTGGCCCAGCGCCGACCCGTCTTTGAGCACATAGGTGCTCGCTACGTCCCCGCACCAGCGGTAGTCGCGCTTCGAGTCCGCCGACAAGGCGGCGAACTCGGTGGAGGCCTCGAACGCGGTTCGCAGGTAGGAGAGCGTGCCGCGCACGTGCTGGCATGTGGCCGCCTCCACAATGGCGTGCAGCTCCGACAGTCGCGCGTCGCCGTAGGCGACGGTGCGCTTGCGCGTTCCTCGGCCCTCCGGATGCGGCTCGACCAGGTACCAGCGACCATCGCCCCAATAGAGGCCCCTGGGCAGCGCCTCCTGGTCGATGTGGCTGGGAATGTTCGGGTTGAACTTGCGCTTCCTTCCGCGCCCCATCAGATCAGCTCCATAGTGTTTTGCCTGGCTTCCGCTGCCGCCTCGAGACCGAGCGCGGCGTTCAACGCGTCTACGGTGGTCCAGATCCCGCCTCGGCCGTCGTACTTGTACCGAATGCCCTGGGCGCGTGCCCAGCGCACCACGGTGGCTGCGCGCGGCGCGGAGCCATCTGGAGCGCACAGCCGACGCAGATCCTCGAACGTCAGTACCTGCCCCGTCATGCGCTTTGACCCTCGGCCCATTCCCTGCGCTTTCGCCACTGCTCGCGCATGTCGGCAAGCAGCTGGTCGGCGGCAAGCTGGCCACGCTTGTCGCGGATCCGCTCCATCAGCTTCGAGACGGAGGCGGGGTTTGTGTAACCGTGGCGGAGGTAATGGCGCGCCTCACTGGCGCGCCGTTGCAGCTCTGTTGCGTCTGGCATTACCGACCGCTGCCTCCAGTCAGACCCAGCCCCATCTGCACCACGTTGGACTCGACTCCGTGGGGTATCAGCGGCGCGGAAGTGCCGTTGATGCGGATCCACTCACGCAGGGCCAAGGCATAGCTGGGGTGCTTCTGGGTGCGCCCGCACGCGCACTCCACGAAATGCCCGCCGCCAGCCGCGGCGCGGCGCACGTCGAGCATGTGGCGCGCCTTGTGGGCGTTCCTGCAGCGTGGCAGGGGGCTGTCGTGGTCGACCTGGCGCTGTGTCATGTCGCGCTCACCTCCCGCCGGACCGCCATGCGGTTGCGGCGGCGCAGGCGCTGCGGCACCTGGCCTACGGCGAGGCCGGTGCAGGTGGCGCGCGGGCGACGCGTCGACCAAAGGTGGTAGACGATGGCGCCGCCGACGGCCGGTCCCAGGAACAACGCGATCAGCTCAACCATGGCCCACCTCGCGCGCCGCCTGGGCGATGGATGCGGCTGCGGCCGCACTCGACTTGCGCGGGAGCATGTTGGCCAGCGCGAACGGAAAGTCCAGGCCCTCCATAAAGTCGGCCAGCTCGGTGCTGATGCGGTCTTCCTCGTTCATCCAATGGCGCGGACCTTCGACCAGCTTCCAGCCCTGGACGCTGCCGCGACGGCGCTCCCAGTGCTGGGTTTCGCCGCGGTGCTGGCCCATTTGGAGCAGCGCGGACACGATCACGGCGTCGTGGGTCACATGCAGAGTGATGGTGGCCGAGCATTCGCTCATGGCGCGCTCGTAGGCGACTACGGCCGGCGTGGTAGCCTCCGCGCCGGGTCCGGTGCCCAAAGCCAGCGTGCGTGCCGCTGCGGCTGGATTCGTTCCAGTTTGCTGTTGCATATCGACTCTCCAAAGTTGCGTGGGTGGAGGGCCTTGGGGCGGTGCGCTAACACCGCCCGCCGGCCCACTGAGACAGGTCAGATCAGGTCGGCGGCCCGGACAGGCGCTTCGGGATCGAGCGAGGCGCGAATCCGCTGGGCGTGCATGCACACGTCCAGCAGCTCTTCGCGGATGAAGTCGGCGACGGCGGCGGTGCCGTCGGCGGAAATGCCCGCCTTGGTCGCCGTATCGTTGTTCAGCGCAGCAAGCAGGGCGACTGCGTCGTGCGCGCGCCACAGCCGGAAATGATCTTCCTCGCTGATCGTGTAATCAGCGTCGCCGGGCTCGAACTGGCTGAGGTCAATGCCGTCCATCACAGCACCTCCTGCTCGGCGCGCACGGCGTCGATCGCTGCCTGCACAACGGCCAGGTCGAGGGCGTGCGGCGGCTTGCCGCTGGCCTGCAGCTTCGCGCTGAGCGCGAGCCAGGCTTCATGTTTCCAGTCGAGGGTGTCGGCGATCAGGCCGAAGTAGTAGGCGATCTGACGCGCGGCGTTGGCCGGCGCTTCTTGGGCGTCGTAAGACATGCGGAATTCCTCTGGTCGGATGGAATCCGCCACGCCGCTGTCAAACGAGGTGGCGGACGGTGCACGGTTGACAGACCGGCCAGAGGACCGGCAGGCCTTGCGGCCTCCGCACACCGCCCGCCATAGAGCTGGCTGGCACGCGCCCACAGCGATGCGGGCATCAAAAAAGCGCCGTGCATCGGTCGATGGGCGCTGGTGCGCCTCTGGAATCGAGCTGTCAAACCCGGTCGCCGATTTGGCGGCGACGGGCGAATGGTTGCTCCGTCCGTGGGGCGTTGTCAACGAAAAACTCCAAAGATTTCCAAACATGGCCGGAGCGTTCACTTCCGGAACACCCAGCACTTCACCGTCTGGCCCGCGCCCAGGTCGTCCTTCAACACGGCGCTGTTGACCGCCGTGTTGGCCGACAGCAGCTTGTGACGGCGCGAATCGACCAGCAGCGAGCGAAGAATCTTCAGGTCAGGCACGTTCTGGCCGAACTGCGCGGCGCGCGCCGCAAAGTGGTTCAAGTTGATGGCGATGCGCTGCGGGTCGCGGCTGTGATTCACCACCGGCTTGCCGGCGCCGGCGGCTTCCAGGTACTCGAAGGCCTCCCAGAACTCGTTGACCAGCACGTGATCGGCGCTGATCGCCTTCTGTCGCTCCGTCGCCGCGTCCAGCAGCGCCAGCTGGGTTTGCTTGACCACGTCGTCGGGAATAGTGATGACCAGGCGCAGGCAGTCGAACAGCGCCAGCATCTGCGCGTGGTTCTTGATGACGCGCTCCAGGCGCAAGTCGGGCTGCGCGCGCAACTTGGCCTCGAACAGCTTCACACGCTCGGCGAACAGGTCGAGGATCGCGCGCTCCTGGCGCACGGCACGCACCAAGAAGTGGCTGACTTCCTCGACTTGCAGGGCATTGAGGTTGTCGGCGGCGATCCGGCTTTCCGCCGTCACCTGGGGGCGCTTGAAGTGCAGCTTGACGATACGGGTCAGGATCGCCTCTGAGGCGTCAACGGCCGCGTTCTGGCTGATCACGATCGTGCCGCGGAAGGGCGGCTCGTAGGTCTCGTTGCCGCCGTTGCGCACGCCACGCGTGGCTAGGGTGCCGCCGCCGAAGAAGTCCTTCAGCTCGTCCCACTCGAACGTCTTGGCGTGCGCCTTGTCCGGCTCGCTGCGGTCGGCTTCCAGCAGCACCACCGGCATGCCGGACACCTGGCCCATGGCGCGCGCCCGACCAGCTTTGGACGACTTGGCCGGGTCGAAACCCTCATAGTCCGAACGGCCGAGCAGCTTCCATAGGAAGGTCAGCAGGGTGGTCTTGCCGGCGCCGGCCTCGCCGGTCGCCTCAAGAAACGGGAAGCTCTTGTGGGCGTTGCGGATCTGCTCGGCGAACAGCGAGCCGAACCAGAACGTCATGGCGACCATGCCGTGGGTGCCGAAGCACTGCCACAGCCAGGGAAGCCAGTCGTTGCGAAACGCCTCAGCGTCGCGCTGAATGTCCAAGCGGATCGACTTCTGTGTGGTCTTCAGCCGCAGCTTGTCGAACTCGAAGTAGTCCTCCTCGTTGGCCGTGACCAGCTCGCCGTCGCGCACAGCAATGTCGCCGAGCAGGTAGGCGCGGTGATCCTTGCTGTAGCCCACAAAGTCGATGGCATCGACGGTCTTGATCGCCTCGGTTTGCTCTTCGATCAGCCGATCGAGCTGGTGGCCGGTGCCGGTGAACATCGCGCCGGCCGCCAGTGAGATCAGCCGCTTCTTGAACTCCGAAGCGCTGGCCACGTGGCCGCCGGTGAAGGTGCCCTTGACGCTGGGGCCGTCGTGCGGGAAGTCCACCCGGAAGTAGTACCAGCTCTCGTCGGTGGTCTCCTGACGCTGGAAGTACAGTGCTTCGGGGTAGCAGTTGGCGATCTTCTGCACCGAGCATGCGGCGCGCTTGATCTTCGTCAGCTCCTCGGCCGCTAGCTCGTCTTCGTCGTCGGTTTCCTTCTCGACCTGCTTTTCCTTGCATAGCTTCTCGAAGCGCTGCACGTCGAAGTCGAACCAATACAGGCGCGAGCGATACTCCAGCCAAAAGTCGTTGCGGCCGTCGTGTTCGCACATGAGCAAGCCCTTGTCCACCGCCGAACGGGCCGTCAGCAGGTTGCCCTGGTGCCTTGCCTCGGCCAGGTCGTTGTCCCACTGCTTTGAATCGTCCGAGGCCAGGGCGCGCAGGTGCAGGTCGTTCCAATCGGTTTTCTTGCCGTCGCGCTGGACGATCTGCGCCGCTCGGGACTTGAAGCCCATCGCCGCCGCACGCTTGATGTGCTTGTGGGTATAGGCGCGGGCGCCGGGTTCGTTATCCAGGCCCCACACCAGCGTTGGCAGGTCGGCCGCGCGGGCGGTGGCCAGCTGGCGCAAGGATTGCTCCGGGAACTGGTTGGAGGACATGGCCGACACGGCACATACGTCGTGCTGCAGCAGTGCGATCGAATCGAAGATGCCCTCCACGATCCAGACCTCGCGCGCCGTCTGCATCGCCACCAGAGCGGCGGGCGAGGCCCACCACGCGCCGGCGAAGCTCTGGCCCGGCGCGAAGCGGGCCTTCTGCTTGCCGAAGCGGTGTGGCCGATCGATCAGCCTTTCCCACCAGCCGCCCTTGGCCAGCGAGAAGCGCACCGTGGCGGTGCCGGCGTTGATCTTGCGGTCGAAGTAAGTGTCCTGCGAGTAGAGGCCCTTCAGTGGCGCCAGGTCGAAGCCGCGCGAGAACTGCAGGTAGGCGTCAGCAGCAGCGCTGGGTGCGGCCGGGGTGGACTGGAAGCGCTTGGACCAGTCATCGAACAGATCGTCGTACAGATCCTTGACGTGCAGCTCGCGCCCGCACTTGGCTTGGCGACCGCACTTCACCACCCACGGCTTGGCGTGGTTGGTGTACAGCTCCTTCTTGCTGCACGACGGGCACTTGCCACCGCGCATGTACTCGGTGCCACCACGGTGCTTGAGCCCGTAGTCCCGCTCCAGACGGGTCAACACCTGCTGCCGCAGATCCTCTTGCATTGCGCGTCCTTACTCGCCGAGCTGGCGCCGGGGCGCAGGTGGGGTGGGGGTGCCGTCCAGCACCAGGTAGGCGCCGCCGGCGAGCCGGTGCGCTTCGACAGCGGCGCGCAGCGATGTCGCCTCCTGCCGTTTGATGTGAGCGGGTACGCGCAATGGCGCGGCGGTGGGGCCGCCCACGAAGCGCGGCTCTTGCGCGCTGGACCAGCCGTCAGCGTGGATCACGCGGCCACCTCAACAGTCGCGCGGCCCAGGTGCAGCAGCACGAGGGCTGCGTCGGTCAGCTGCACCAGACGGTCATCGAAGGTGTGCGCGGTGGCCAGGCCTTCGCGCATCAGGAAGGCCGCCACCACCGCGCTGAAGCGCGCCGGTGCGGCCGAAGTGTCAGAGCGGCCAACGTAGCCGCCGTCGGTCTTCAGCAGGCCGTGGTGGTTGTGCGCAGTCGTCAGGCAAAGCTTCGCCGGGGGCGGCAGGGCCGCCCAATCGAGGATCTTCTGCATTGGAGGGGTGGCTCAGGTGGTGGGTAGCGCCGGCTCCCCGCCGGCAGAGAGAAGATCCAGCTGCAGATCGCCCATCGCCTCGCGGTAGGCCTGGGTCGCCTTGGCGCGCTCATAGGACGGGGTCGGCGGCAGTTCGCTGGCTGCGGTCGGGATACCGCTAGGGCTGGCGATCCCGGTCAGCTCGGAATGGCCGGTGTAGGTGGCACCGCACATCGGGTTCTCGCACACGTACGAGTCGTGGCGCAGGAACTGGTGGGTGAGGTAGCTGGTGCGCTTGATTAGCGGGCCGTTGCAGGCCTCGCAGCGGAACACGACTTTGCGCCGGCCGAACATGCTCAGCCTCCCGAGCACTTGGAAGTTTGGAGTTTTGTGGCACTATTTGGAGATTCCTTGAGCCCCAGTGCGACCGCCGCCTTGTGCGAGGCGCCGTAGGTGCCAAAGGAACGGCCACGGAGGAGGTCGTAGACGACGTTGCGGGGAACCCCGATCGTCCGCGCGAATTCTGATACCGAGACCCCAGTTTGAACCAGCCACGTCTTCGCTTCGTCGAGCGTGCGCGGGGTGAACTGCTTCTGTGGACGCTTCTGGCGGGTCATGGGGGCGGTCACCTGTCGTTGTTGAAAATGTTGGAGTTAAGTCCGATTTTTGTCAAGTAGGGGAGCGCCTGAATGTCTGTAGGGAAACGCCTTAAGGAAGAGCGCAAGCGCTTGCACATGACCCAAGACGAGTTGGGAACCGCTTGCGGCGTGTCGAAGTGGGCGCAGTTCAACTTCGAAAAGGACGAGAACATGCCGGGGGGAGCCTATTTGCTCGCCGCCATGAGCCGTGGCGTCAATGTGATGTACGTGCTAACGGGACAGGGTGCGCAGTTGGATCCGACAGAGGCCGCCTTGGTGGCCGCTTTCCGCGAGGCCGCGCCAGAGGCGCGCAGTCTGGTCCTCGCCACGCTGGGCCTGGTGTCGAGCTCAGGGCCTGGACACGCGCCGATGGTCGCAATCCACGGTGGGGAGGTTGGCCAAGTCAACACGATTGCCGGAAACATGCAGCAGACCAATACGTTCTCGGTTGGCGGCAAAAAAAAGCGGTCCTGATCGAACTTCGGATAGGACAGGTGGTCCTCGCAAAAAATTGCGTTATCGGCGAGGACCGCCGGTCGTTGAGAGCAGCCTAAGCAGTAGGAATCGGAAGTGAGCAATAGTCGAGATAATCGCCGCGCACGGGTAGAGGTGCACGAAAGCGACGTCCACGTGTTGAATACCGCGGACACGATCAATCAGCACTACCACCATTCGTCGGCGAGCCCGGCAGAGCCTCTATCGCTCGAAGAGCTTCAGGGGGAGCACGCAGCCTCGATGCTCGCCGTGCGCGTTGCCCGCAGGTGGGTGGGCGCATGTGTAGGCGCGTGGGGATTTACCACCATGGCGATCTGGGCCCTGATGCCGCTTCGCGCCCCGCCGGAATCCGGGGCGATCGGCGCGGCCACGATCTTTGCCACTTTCATGATGATCCCGTACGCCGTGTGGGTATTCATCCCGGAGTCGCTGAAGACGCGCAGCAAGAATGCGCGTCACCTCATCAAGCGGGAAACCGAGGCGATGGCCGAGTTCCAGCGCCTGATCCAGCTGGAGCTGGCGCGACGCCGGCTCGGCCTACGTCGCTGACTTCTGGCTACGACAACAGCGCGCTCTCCAGCTCTAGCGCGGTGGTGAACCCGCCGCTTCCGTCCACCCTGTGCGTCACCTTGGCGATGAGCCAGCGCTGTGCATCGATCTCGGGCTTAAAGCCCTGCACTGTGATGATCTGCTCCGGCGAAAGGTCCGCCCGACCCAGCGCCAAGTTGAAGTTGAACTTCGCCACGCCGCGCTGCAGGCGCTTCAGCGCAGCGGCGGCGTGTTCGCGCGCCGAGGCCTCGCTGTCGTAGGTCTCGCGCAGCCGCTTGGCATTGTCGTCGCCGCCCACCAGCACCGAATTGCGCCGCGCCCCCTTGCGATCGTTCCAGTACGCGCGCACGCCGCTGTACGCATCGCGATCTGCCACGCTGTAGCGGTGGCCATCGCCATCGCGGCGGGTGATGGTCGGGCTGGGCAGCTGCCGGCCGCTGGCGGTCTTGCCGGTGCCGATGGGCGCGAAGATCAGCGCGCCGCTCTTCACCGTGGCCGTGGCGTCGAAGCGCTCGCCCAGGCGCGTGAGCAAGTTGACGTCGCTTTCGTTGGCCTGGTCCAGGTGGGGCAGTGCGATCTTGGACAGAGCGTCAGCTACGCGCGCCGACAGGCCGTGCTCGCCCGCAATAGCGCGCACCACCGCGCCG